CCGGTTTCCTTCTGCACGCATCTCACTGATATTTCAGCACCTTCGCCGAAGACTGTCAGGGAATATCGTCACAGCCCATATCCGTGGAATGAGGGGATTGCATGAAGTGATGAAAATGAAAGTGGGCAATGAGGGACTCGAACCCTTTGCGCTCAGTTTTCCGAATCGTTGTTATTCCGCCGTTTTCCCAGTGTTTCCAATGGTTCCGGCATGGTTTGCAATTCACTCCAAATCACTCCAAACCACTGCAATTACCGGCAGGACGTGGGCAAAATGTGGGCACGGCTCACCAGATCATTGGTAGTCCGAGGCATTGGCGTGCCCATCGTTCCACGGCCCTGTTCTCCTCGTCGTCGCCGATCAGGAGGAGGAATCCGGCGTTCTTGCCCAGCGACGCGGGTTCTAGCTTCTTTATCACGCCGCGCTCCTGTAGCCATACGGCGGCGTCACTAAATTGCTTCTTTGCGTTGAGTTCGCGCTTGCGCATGATTTCGTCGGCGTCTTCGCTCATGGCCTGCTCCGGAGTGAGTATCACCATTCCGTGATCGTCGGAGAATGAGCGCCAGCCGAGCGTGTAGTAGCGGCATGGCGCATTGGCCTTGCGCAGTTTCTCGGGTGGCTGGTTGCGTTCGCGGTCCCAGTCGTAGGTTTGGTCGCACATGTATGCGAGTACGAGTTGCGCCATGGCGTAGACTCCGATGTTGTCGCCTCGCTGGTATGCGAGGCGTCCTTTGCTGGCGAGCTCGTAGAAGGCGTCGGTGTTCTTGTACCCCATTGGTTTCATCGTCTTTCCCTCCATGCCTCGCGGTATTCTGGTGCATGGAGAATCGTCCTAGGTTTTCCTCGCCCGCGTGGTTCTGACCAACCGCGTGGGCTTTTTTATTTGACGCTTTGAATTATAGTACCACTCAAGCGTATAGTCAAATTTATACACCGGATATAAAGAAAGTGGTAGAAAACTGCTTCTACGGTATTACCAATATTATACATATATAAGACTCTACAAGTTTTAACATTCTTTTTATAAGACGCAATGCACAGGAATGAATAAAAAATGCCGGAAAATCATGGTTCAGCCAAATTCCATGCCCACCGGCTCACACAAAACCCATAGGCGAACATGACTCACGGCAGTCTAAGGCAATCTAGGCGCATATATAAGAGAGGCGGAGCCTTGCATTGCCCGGCTCCGCCTTGTCCATCGTGTCAGCAAAGGACGATTCCAGCCTAACACGCGACACGCCCGACTTGATTATTACTACTGTGGTGGTAATATTAATCATGTCAGCAAAGAAAGGACAAACAAATGAGCACCATCATCGACCAGGACGGCAAGGAAATCGACTACGCGGCGGCGGTCAACCTCATGGACGATGGGATCCGCGAGGAACTCCACGCCGAGATGGCCCCCTGCACCGACCAGCGGTTCTTCGACGCCTACATCGAAAGGCACTACGCCAAGTACGGCGAGGATTTCACCATCTGACAAGCACGGCGGTCGCGCCCCTTGCGGGGCGCGTGGATCGAAACAAGACCAGCCCGGCCCACCAAGACCGGAACCGATCCAAGACGGGAGCATCCGACACGGGACACCGCAACGACAAACGCCTACGCCTCATACCATCCCACCTGCCGCTCATACGCGACAGGCTCGCGCAGACGCAGAAGAAACGGCTGGCGCGCCAATACGACGCGATGCCACAGTACCGCAGGGTCATCGCCGACGCATGGGACGAGGCCGACCAGATGATGACGGCGCAACTATGGTGGATCAGCCGCGACATGGCAAAACTCGCGGCAGACACCGCAGCCGTGGGCGACTATCCGAAAAACCGCCCCCCGGCCGCAACCGGCATGATGCTCATCGACGGCGGCCTGCCGGTAGACGCCTCGCCGGTCGGCTTTCGGACGAGCGTCGCGGGGTTCTTCTGGGTCGCGCAGCCCGGCGAAACGGCAGTTTTCCCGCTGACCGGCGATACGGCGACGCTCGAGAGGACCGGGGCGGCGGAAGCCGGGCTCCCGGTCGCCATAATGCCCTTAACCGGAGCGTTGCCGGACGCCGTCAACGCGAGCCCCGCCCTACAGCAGGCGTGGGTCGATTTCGCGCAGGCCGTTTGGGCGTTGAGCGAGGAGACGCGCATATGCCAGTCAAAGCCGGGCGAGCCGAGCGCCGAGCACCCGCTCCCGTCGAGGTTCGCCCCGGAGATACGCAAGGTCAAGATGCTGGTGCTGCGGGAAAACCTCCATCGTCCCGGCGAAAGCGCCGACGGCGACGAGCGCGTGCGGCGTGAATACTCGCATCGTTTCATCGTGCGCGGCTTCTGGCGGGACCAGGCGTATGGGCCGAATCATTCGCTCCGCCGACGCCAGTGGATACCACCATACGTCAAGGGGCCGGCCGACAAGCCGCTTGTCTGCAAGGAGACGGTGCGCATATGGAGACGTTGACCGACATGATCGCCGGTTTTCTCGCTGGCCTGACGCCGGGCACAAGGGCGGGGTATCGGAGCGTCATATCACGATGGCTCCGCTGGTGTGCGGATAACGGCATCGACATGCTGCGGGCGACGCGCACCCATATCGAGGTGTTCGCCGCCTATGACGGCGGCATGCGGCCAGCGGCGAAAAACACGGTGTACAGGAATCTGAGCATCGTTTGTTGCCTCTACCGATACCTTTGCGAGGGAGTATACATCGACTGTGATCCGGGCGAGCATGTGCGCAGGCCGAAAGTGTACGGTCATTCGGATGGCACGTATCTCACCCGCGAGCAGGCTAGGCTTTTCCTGGCCGAAGCGCGTGGTATGGATGCGCGGACGGATGCCTTGTGCAGTCTGCTGCTGTTGACCGGCGCGAGGGTCGGCGAGGCGCTCGGATTGGATGTCGAGGACTGTCATCTGGATGACGGGCGTCCATGGGTGCGGTTCGACCGCAAGGGCGACTGGTCTCAGCGTGTGGCCATTCCCTCCGAGGCGTCCGACGCTCTCGCACGACTCGTTGGCGGACGTAGGCGCGGTGCGGTGTTCCGCGAGGACTCCGGCGCGCGTCTGCGACAGCAGACGGCCGTGGGCATCGTATCGTCCGTGGCATTGCGTGTGGGCGCGCCCGGCATCTCGCCGCACTCATTGCGGCGTACTTTCTGCACGCTCTCCCGCGATGCGGGCGTGCCGGACAGGGACATCATGGCCGCCGGCGGATGGAACAGTCCGCAGATGCTCGACTATTACGACATGGCGCGTCGTGGGCTGGACGGCAGGGCTGGCGACGAATTGCAGGATTACATTGGCAAGGAGGACTGATATGGGTTTGAGGTCGATGCGCGAGAGCGTTGGATTGTCGCAGCAGGATCTGTGCCGAGCGATTGGGAGCAGTACCGTGGGGCGTGTGTGGGCGTGGGAGGCGTGGTCCGACAGCCCGCGCCCGAAGTCGGCGCGTGACCCGCATCTGATGGGGTTTGCCACGGCCAAGGTGCTGGCGGACGAATTGGGTGTGACGTTGGATGATTTCTGGGCCGGGCTGAGTGGATGACGCGACACGCCCGACTTGATTATTACTACTGTAGTGGTAATATTAATCATGTCAGCAAAAGAAAGGACAAACAATGGTCAAGCTCATCGACAACAACAAGGCAGTGGAAATCAGCATCCGCGAGTGGGATGAGGAGAACACGCAGTACGGCCCCGACTGGTCGGCTGACTTCTTCGAGGTCGGCGGGCTGAAGACCGTTGACGACCCAGAGCTTGCTTACATTGTGGAGGACGTCGATTACTGCATCGAGTACGCCAACGACATGGTGGCCGGTGTGGGAGACTTTGCGGGAGACCCGCAGCCGAATCAGGTAGTGGATGTGACGGAACTCGACCGGAGCGCATACCCAATCTGTGAAATTGATCTTTATCAGCTTTCTAGCGAGATCTACGATCAGGGGTTGAATGTCAAGGATACGGAAATTGTATCCGACATATGTCCTGAGGACACTATCAAGGTGGTTTTCATGGATGGTTCGGCATGCTATGTGGGTATCGACCCTAATTTCCCTCTTTGCGTCGACTTCTCGTATTATGCGGATGAAAGCTGTCGTGATGATGAGCTTTCGACGGATTGCCATGATTTCGAGGGCGAGTTGGATTATCTCGATGGCGTGAAGGACATTTGCGGCGGATTGCGCTAGTCGCGTCTGCCGGTTTCGGTTACACGAAAGAGATAGCCGACAAATGGGGCGAATTACTGGTTAAGTGCATCACGTTGAACAACATCGATACACTAATCCGATAACAAGAAAAAGCCCCTCCCCCAGCAATGCTGAGAGAGGGGCGATGTTCCATAAGGGCGCAGAATATCCCTGTATGGGTTATTCATGCGATATTTCACACCTGAGTTTGATTTCCGGGCGCGAGTTTAAGTTTCGCGCCCGTAAATTAATCTCACGCGGAGTACCTGACCTTTAGCTCGCTCGCTCCGATCACCGCGCCGATGAGCGTGCCGAGCGCGTTGAGCGTGGTCACGATCTGATCGACATACGGCAATCCCCAAGCGGGACCCACCACATGCACGAACACGGCCAAAGCGGGCAGCACTATAAGCGCGACCCATTTCAGCGCTGCATACGCCTTGTCCGGCAGGAGGTACTTGTTTTCCTTGCCAGTTTCCTCTTCCGGCTTTTCGCCGTCATGATTAGTCTCCTTGACTTCATCGACCATAATCAGTCTCCTTACCAGTAGAGGGTCTCGCCCGGATAGATCAACGCCGGGTTGCCGGATCGATACCCGTGGATGCTGTACATGTTGACCCCGTAATACGCGGCGATGCCGCCGAGGGTGTCGCCGGCGCGCACCACGTACCGTCCACCGCCGGCATAGGCCGGCGCGACGCTCGGGCCGGTGCGACGGCAGACGGTCTCGCCAGGATAGATCAACGCCGGATTGCCCGAACGGTAACCCGTGTACTGATCCCACGAGCCGCCGTTGCGCACGGCGATGGAACTCAACGTGTCGCCGACGCCGACCGTGACGCACACGTCGCCGCAGTCCACGGCCGTGGACGCGCCGGTGGAACCGCCGAGACGACGGTTGACTATGTCCATGACCGCCGCATAGTTGGATCCGAGCGCCTGTCGTCGCGCGGGATCGTTGCCGAAATCGCCTCGGATGGTGCGCGTGGCCAAAGCGTCCAGATCGACCGTCGGAGCGGTCGTGGGCTGTGGCGTCGGCTTGACGTCCGGCAGGCCCGCCGCGCCCTTGTCGTCAGGGTTCGCGTACTTTCGCCATGCCGCGCGGTCGCCACGGAACTTGTTCAGGTCGAGGCGTCCGGACCAGCCGTTGAGACTGCCGTTGGACGTGTACTGGCGCATCACCTCGCCGCGCGCTCCGATGTTCCACGGGGCGGTCTGATATCCGGTGACGAGGTTCGTCGCGTACTGCGCGATCCAGATGCCGCAGTCCAGCTCCGTCTCCATACCAGCGACCTGCCAGTACCCGGAGTCCATCGTGTAGATGATCGGGTTGACGCCTGTCAGACGCTTGACCTCGCGCGCCCAGCGGCGCGGCCACTGCTTGTCGCCCCAGGCGGCGTTGTCCTGCTCCTCCCAGTCGAGGATCAGCACGCTCTTGTGCACGTATCCACGCACGTTGTCGATGAAGAACCGGGCCTCGGTCTCGGGGTCGCCGCCAAACGCGTAATGGTAGACGCCGGTCTCCTTGCCGCTGTTGATGGCTCCGGCGAGCTGACGGTTGGCGTCGGTGTTGACGCCGTTGGACATGCATCCGCCGTACACGCCGCCGGAACCCCATGTGGTGCCGACGATGACGAAATCGGCCGGCACGGTCGCGGTGTCGATGCCGCACTGCCAGTTCGATATGTCGTACCCGTCCATGTCGGCCATCGCCGCCGGGGCGAACGCCATGGAGACCGCGGCGACGAGCGCGGTCAGCGTCACGCCCGCACGCCGGTGCAGGCGTCCGTGTTTGGGTTTGCATTTGTCGAGGATACCCAAATTCCTCTCCTTCCCGCCCCAAGTCAGGGGCAAATAGAAAAGCCATCCCGAAATGGGATGGCTTTGAACCTGTGTGAAAAATCAATGCCTGTGCGCACCATGATTGAATATGATGATGAGCGCGAGCAACAGCAGGTATATGCCGCCTGCGGTCATGAGATGCGTCATTGCCGGTCCTCCAAATATTTTTCGGCGGCGTTGACGATCCAGCATTGCGCGTCGAGTTTTTCGAGCTTGGCGAGCTCGTAGCGGACGGCCTCCGAATGGTCGTGCGCTTGGTCGCCGTAGATCAGGCTGATGATCGTGTTCTTGATCGTGTCCCGGCAGAGCTCGTCCATACGGTCGTCGATCTTCGATGTCCGCTCTCCCAAGGCCCGTGTTTTCGCGAAATGCTGGGAAAGCGGACTGTCGTATGGCAGGCGTTCGGGTCTTACGTGCGCGTACAGGCCGGTCGCCAGCGCGTCCAACGCGCCCGGCCAGACTTTAAGTCCGAGCGTGATGAGCGCGCACGCGCCGCCCACCCCGCCGAAACCGGCTAGAAAATTCTGCAACACATTGCATCTCCTTAAAAATCAGTTTTGCAGTGGCATAATGTCGCCATAGAGTGCGTCCATTTTTGGGACGAGCTTCTTGTATTCCTTCCAATCCGCTTGTGTCATCAGATTGATTGCCGAGAATCGCAGCGGATGATTCAACGGACACTTCAACTGGAGGGATTGCATGCTGTCCATATGAAAATCAAAACCAAGGAATGTGTTTCCGCCTGTATTGTTATGAGGAAACAGAAGTCCCCAGTTATTTGCTGCGATGGATGCGTAGGCGATACCATTCTCATGCCATCTGCTATCTTCTGGCACTTGGGAAACCCAGAAGTTCAGATGGAAATCACCGGAGACCGGTTCGCCTAGTCGGATCAAGGCACAAGGATTGACAGCGCCGCTGTTTGGCGTAATGAGTATGCCATCAGGGTCGACATGCTGCACGGTTGTCTCCCATGTCGAGACGGTACTGTTCGGGAGCATGAAGAGTGGATTGGGAATCAGATTCGTTATCCGGCTCATGCCATCACCCCCGTGAGGGTCAGGCGAGCGGCATCGTGTCGCCGTCGAAATATCTGATGCTGTCGAGCAGGGTCTTGTTCTCCTGATACTCGTCCCACGTGCAGATGAGAATACCTGTCACGGTGACGGTCGGATTGCCTGACTTGACGGAATAATACATTGACATCGGACTGGGAACGTTGGCGGTCAACGCGTATCTGACACGTTGGCTTGCACTGATGTCGCCATACGCTCTCATCGAGATAGTGCCGCCGGTGACGTTCACATAGGCGCTGACCAAATATTTCGTCCCTGGCTTGTTCGGTATGGTCGTGATATCCACCCAACGGCCTGCCGACAAGGTGATGGCCGAGGATGGTCTCGTGCATAGGTTCGTGACCATCATCGGGCATCACCATCCCGGTGCGCGGCGTCAGCCGAGTGGCATGGTGTCGCCGGTGAAGAAGCGAGGATACCCACCCCCGAGCGCCGCGTCATACGTGTCGGCGCGTTCTATGAGCACATTCAATACCGCCAAGTCACGGATTCCGTTTGGATTTACCTCGAAT